CACCACTGTCACTTGATTTGCCTGAAACATCACAGGGCGGAGTGACTATTAATTCGGTGGCATATTACAACGATGCAACGCCAACAGTATTAACTACAGTAAGCGCATCTGCTTATTACTATGACCCTACAGGACAAAAGATAATTGTTACAGATTTGCCGACATCAATTAATCCGCAAATGACTTCACCTGTCATTGCTACTTATACGCTTGCGGCATCATCATTGGCAACTTATCCAGTAATTAAACAAGCGGGTTTATTGTGGTTTACGCATTTATACAATAACCGTTCCGCAGTTGGTGATACGGTTGGACAAACTGCACAAATACCATTAGGCGTAGATACATTATTAAGACCATATAAACCATTGGTGATGTAATGGTAAAAAGATATGAAGATGTGAATGTTTATGACCTTACATTTACCACAAATGAATATGGCGAATCTGTCACAACAAAAACATTAAAATTTAACAGTAAACCAGAAATAAAAACTGTTAAAAATGATTTGGCAATTACTGACAAATATCGCGTTTACACAGGTTTAATTTATATGGTGTTTAACTTTACGCCATTTACCCGCGATATGTACGATAATCAGAATTTATATTCTATTGTTTGGCGTGGGCATGATTGGCGAATTGATAGTCCAGTTGAATCAGATGATAGGATGCACGTTACATTTTTGTGTTACCACAATGACCCATCAACGGCGATTTAATTATGGCTACACAAAACAATGTTTTAGATTATGCAAAGGCAATACAAGCACAGCTAACCACAACTGCAAACCCTGTGCCAGTGTATGGTTCTTTCAATAGAAACTTTGCTTCACAACAAAAGTTTATAACATGGAATTTGCGTAATGTGCATCAACCAGTTTATACAGGCACAACGCAATCGGTGAAGGGTATAGACAGACCTATATTCCAAACCAATATATATGCAGGCACATTACAAGATGCGTTTGGCATAGCTAATACGATAATACAAGCATTGCATGGATACTCTGGGCAGTTCGGTGGGGTAAATGGTTTTTATATTAGTAAACTTGATATTGATTTTCTTTATAATACATATGAGAACGATATAAATTTACATTCCATTTACCTTGATTGCACAATGGATATTCCGACATAAGACAGACTTTTAACTTTTTCGAGGATTAATCATGGCATTACCAAATAGAGTGTTACCCGGATTTGCTGCGATACTTTACGCACAACCAACATCAACCCCAACTGCATTAACGCTTGCTCAATTATCTACATTAGCTAATGTGGCTGCTATTGCTATTAGTGGCAATCAATTACCAGTTGAATCTATTCCTGCATTTGGACAAGATGACGGTGTTGTAAATTATTCGGTTGCAGGTTCGCGTCAATCTGACAAAATACCAGTGCAATCAGCACCAACATCTTTATCTGTTACCGCCGCATGGAATCCTTCTGACTCAATGCTGCTATTAATGCGTGGCGATGCTTATAGTGGAATTGTAGATCGTACATTTGTTATTGCTGCGGTGGATGGCGCAAATATTGTTTACTATGCATTCAATGGTCGTGTATCGGAATTCCAAATACAAAGCGATCCCGGTGCTGAAGCTAAGTGCGTATTTACTATTCATCCTCGCGGCAACCAGTACGGTTGGTCGAATAACGTATAAAGGAAATTTATCATGGCTTTACCTAATAGAGTTCTACCCGGATTTGCCGCATCTTTATGGATGCAAACAGGCGCAACGCCAACAACATTAACAACCGCAAATTTATCTGTATGGTCTGCACAAGTTGCCACTATTGTTGGCACAACCGCAGGCGGTACAGGCGCGGCAGGTACATTAGTGCCAATTGAAAGCATACCTGCGTTTGGTCAAGATGATGGTGTTGTTAACTATGCTGTGGCAGGTTCACGCCAATCCGATAAAATTCCAGTACAGTCTGCACCAACTTCATTGTCAGTTACGGCTGCATGGAATCCTTCTGATGCAGCTTTATTGCTTATTCGTGGTGATGCGTATAGCGGTATTGTTGATCGAACATTTGTGGTTGCTGCGGTTGACGGTGCAAACACAGTTGCTTATGCGTTTAACGGTCGCGTGTCTGAATTTCAGATTCAATCTGATCCCGGCGCAGAAGCTAAATGTGTCTTTACGATACATCCAAGAGGTAACCAATACGGTTGGTCTAACAACTAAAAACAATGCCCCTTCGGGGGCTTTTTTACATTAAAATATATGACAACAAACATTCAATCAAGCAATGATTTATTAGGTTATTTATTAGAGCAATCATTAACTGCGCCTAAAAGTTGGTTCGGTTTTCCGCAACAAAAACTTACAGGCATTGCATTGGCGCATTCAATTGCAGCTAATCATGCCGACAAGATGTCACCACAAGAAATAGTCGATTATGTAGTGCGACTAAACAATGAGATTTATACAGGAATTATTAAAAAAGGATAAGACATGAAACTTTCTTCTGCATTAAATATAAACTTAGACAACATCCGCATTCGTGAATTCACAATGGCAGGGCAAAAACTGCGTGTTAGAGTTCCACTTGCATCCGAAATGGAAGCAATTACAAAAGCGGTTGATGAAGTTGATTGGTCAAAAAAATATGAAGAAATGTCCGCATCATTTTTAAAAGATAGGGCAGAAATTGAAAGCGATGAAATAAAGTTTTTAGATGATGACATTATTGTTGATGGTAAATCCGTAAAAGAATTATCAAAACTTACCGCAAAAACGGAAGAAAGAATTACTCAAATGATTCGTTTGCTTGTGCCTGCAAATGAAGGTGATGATATGAATACAATTACTTATGCGGATATAGATGAAGCATTCCCATTTGCTGTACAAATGGAAGTAATGAAAAAGATTATTGAAGTTATTTCTCCCGGCTACGAGGAAACAAGAAAAAACTAGTTGGCTCATTGCGACTACAGGCGCGGGCATATATGTTGGCGCATGGTGCAAATCCAGACGCAATGGGCGAGGATGATTACAAATTAGTAATGGTTGCTTTGAATGATGGTTTATTTGGAAATAAAGTATTAGCAAACACAAATGGATTATTAACTACTGGAGTTTTTAATTACATTAGAAGTTCAAATTCAAAAGCATATACTTTGCAAGATGTTTTAGGCGTGTTTCACAAATACATTTATCAACCATTAACTGAAGAACAAAACAAAAATTCTGTGAATGAAAAATTATTAGCGTTTATGTCAATGAATCCCAATTCGCATAAATATTTAAAGCCAAAAAATGAAAATTGAAACTTTTGGATTTGATGATTTTGATGCAACGCTAACAAAAATGGGCGAGGAATTTGGCTATACAGACGTAAATAAAAAGGTATTAGTGCCTGCATTAAAAGCTGCAATGATGGTTGCTTTACCAACTGCAAAGGCACTTGCTAGGGTAGATACTGGCAAAATGAAAGAAAGTATAAAAGTTGAAGCACGCAGACCAACAGATAAAGATCAAGAATCAAAATATGTTTATAGTTATGATGCGGCAATTGCAATTTTATCGGTTAGGCAATCTAAAATTTCTTTAAGTGAAGAATTTGGTACGGCAGATAAAGCAGCACACCCATTTATTAGACCTGCTTTACAAACCAATGAACAAAATATTTTAAATACATTAAATGAACAATTAAAATTAAAAATTGACAAATATCAAGCAAGAAAAAGTAAGGATAGATTATGAGTAATATAGCAAGACTTGGTGCAATTCTATCGCTTGATACAAAAGAATTTGTCAAAGGCGTTGATGCCGCACAATTAAAAAGCAAAGAATTTAAACAAAATTTAAAAGAAACACAGCAAGTTTTAAATGGAATTAAATCTGCTGCAAATGCAACTGCAATTGCAATGTTGGCATTTGGCGCAATCGCCGCAAAAACTGCGGATGAAATATCAGACCTTGCAGACGCTAACGACACAACCATTGGTAAAGTTCTTGAATTAAAACACGCATTGGTTGCATCTGGCGGTGATGCTGAAAAACTTAATCAATTATTTTCTTCATTTACAAATGCTGTAGATGGTGCGGCACAAGGTAGCGATAAACTACGAGATGCATTTAAAGCGATTGGTATTTCAACAAAAGATTTAGGTTTATTATCTAGTGATGACTTAAGAGAAAAAGCATTAAGTGGTCTTGCAAAAGTTGAAGATACTGTCACAAGAAATGCTATTGCCATGCAATTATTTGGCAAAGCAGCAAAAGGCGTTGATTTTAGAACATTAGGTGAAGAAGCAAAAAATGCAGCAGGGCATTATGACAAACAAGCACAAGCAATAAAATCGGCTGCTGAAGCTGCACAAAAATTAGAATTATTTTTTGGTGATATGAAAATTGCGGCAATGGCTGCAATGAAACCAATCACAGATTTAATTAATGTCTTGCCTTCTGAAGATCGAATAGAAGCAATGACAACTGCATTTCAAGTTTTAGGTACTACGCTTGCTATTGCATTTGGTGTTAAGGCAGTTCGTGGCGTTATTCAATTGGGTAATGCAATTCGAATGATTGCCATTACAAATCCCTGGCTTCTTGCATTAACTGCTGCGGCAACTGTTGGTGCATACGTTTTATCAGAAAAATTAAATCCATTACCTGAAGATCAAGCATATCCTGAAAAAGGTGGCGGTGGTGGCGGTGGTCGCCCGATTGAACAAAGTGCTCGCGACAAAATGATTGCTAAATACAATGCAGAAATTGCACTTGTAAAAGAATTAGAAAATGCAAAAATGTCGGCATTTGCAAACACTTCAATTAGAGAAAAAGATTCTTTAGAGTTAGAATCAAAAAGATATAAATTAAGTACAAATGAATATGAACGTCAAAAATTAATATTGCAATTATATCAAGACAAAGGAAAAGCAAGAGAAGAAGCAGATAAAGCTATTTTAGACGCACAAAAAGCATATGAATTAGCACCTGCTGAAGAACAAAAAAAAGCAAAAGAATTATTTGAAGCAAAAAGAAAATCAATTGAAGATATTTATCGTTATGAATCAGGTTGGTTAGAAATAGTCAATGAAAAAAGACAAGAAAATTTAGAAGCTGAAATAGAACGTCAACAATCATGGGCAGCAGGTTGGGATGAAGCATTTAAAAAATATATGGAAGCATCAGAACGAGCATCAGATCGTGGGCGTGAAGCATTTCAAACAGTAGTATCTAGCATGGAAACAGCATTAAAGAATTTTGTTGAAACAGGAAAATTAAATTTTAAAGATTTAATTGGAACAATTATTAAACAACTTTTAATTGCTGAAACAGTAGCTCAAGCAAGTTCATTATTTAAAATGGGAATAAAAGCTGTTGGCAGTATGTTTGGACCCGGCACAATTGGTTCTGGTCTTGCATCAGGTGGTGAAATTGATTCACCTAGATTGGTTGGAGAAAATGGTGCTGAATTATTTGTACCGCATACGCCCGGCACAATTATTCCAAATGGATCATGGCAACAAATGGCTGCGGCAGGTAGCAATAGCGGAATGACTATTAATGGTAATTACATTGCAAACATGAGTGCAATAGATACGCAATCAGGAATGGCGTTTTTGGCAAAAAATAAAGATACAATTTGGGCAGCATATCAATCAGCAAATCGTAGTGTTCCAATTTCACGATAGAGGTTAAGCATGGCAGTTCCTTATACATTCGCAACAG